GCCCATCCCAATGTTTGCAGCAACCCGGGCAGATACCTGAGCAGCTCCAGGGTTATCTCGTTCATCTCCAGGTATCTCCTCGTTCGTGTTCCTCTTGGCATTCCAGGCACCGGCAGCAGTTCGGGACTGCCATGCGCCTCTTCTCCGGGATCTCTTCCCCGCAATCCACGCAGTGGGTCAGGCTCTCCCGGGCGGCCGTCTTCGGCCGCCTCATGCTCGCGAGCGCTCCTTCCCGGAATAAGCGCTCGGCCTTTTGGGCCGCGTCAATTTCGTCCACTGTCGCCTCCAGTCTGGGCCCCGTAGCACTTCACGCAGTCTTCCAGGGCCTTGGCGTACGACCGGAAAATGTCGTCTCGCTCCAAGAAAGTTTCCACGTTCAGCGCGTGGTCGAACGGCAGGGCCGGATCCAGGGCCGGAATGGCCGGGCGGGCGGGCGCCGGGCACTCCACTGCGGGCAAGGCCACGACAACGGGAGCGGCAGGGGCGACGGGAGCCTTTGCCCCGCACCCTGCGCTACCAAGGACGGTTAAGGCGAGCAGCAGCACTGTGACGTGTCGCATCGTCCACCACCTCCTTGGCCTCTGCTTCCGTGCGCTCGCGCGTCCGCATGGCCGAAATGATTGCTTTCCTGGCCTCGGCGTCAGCGCGGGCCTGGGCCTCCCTGGCAAGGGCCGCCCGGACATTGCCCTGCAGGGCCTCGGTGGCGTTTCGCGCCTGGTCCAGGGCAACCCGAAGCCCGGCCGCCTCTCGTCTGGACTCGGCCAGCTCCGACCTGGTCGCGGCGTGCTGGGCTTCCTGGGCTGCGAGCTCTCCGCCAAGGGCCGAAACCTTCACATCGTGGCGCAAGTCCTGAATGTAGAGCGCTGCCACAAGCCCAAGCAGAAGCACGGCCACCCAAAGCCACTTGGAGCCAAGGACCCGTCCGGCCAGAGGGAGTAGACTACCGAGCATCACAGCCCCCAAGCCCCCATCCGGCGGCCTGATAAAGAGGCCCCCAGCGGTTCAGGATCCGCTCTGGGTAGCCCCTGTTTTCCTTGAAATTTGCGGCGGAACGCCCGGAGTTGAACCGGGCAACATCGTTCCAGATTAGTGGGTCCATCCCCTTGGACGCGGTCAGGCGCTGGTCCCGCTGCACCCACCCGAGGCCGCCGTTGTACGCCGAAAGCGTAAACGCCCACCGGTCGCAGTCCGAGGCCGCCCGGACCCTGTTCCAGATCCATTTGTCGTAAACAATCATGGCCCTGATGGACCACGAAGCAGAGGACGGCATGGGCTGCCCGGTCTGCGGTGCTACCTCGGGCAACCAGCGCGATGTCGCAGGCATGAACTGAGCCAAACCCTGCGCGCCCACTGGCGACACAGCCCGCTCGTTCCACCTGGACTCCTGGTGAATCTGGCCCGCGAACGTGGCCACAGGAGCGTCAAGCCCCCACTGGGCTCTCGCCTCGCGAATCAGAAGGGAGCGGTGCTGTTTGGCCTGGGCAGGAATGAGAGGGGAGGCCACAGCCTCCCAGACGCCCCACCAGAAGAGCGCGCAAACGGCCAGGACGGCCATGAGGCCCCAATTCGGCCTCATAGCCCAAGCCCCACGGCCAGCATGCCGACAGTGAAGGCCAGGGCCAGGCAGACCACGCACACGCTGAAAATCCGTTCATAGCCGTCGGCGATTTCAAAGTCCGCGCCGCCCTTGACATCAGCGTCCGGATCCTCGCGCCAATCCGTCGTCAGATAGCGCGAGGGGTTCGCAATGGGCACCAGGGCCAGCCAGACGCACCCACCGACGACGCCGCCAAGCGGGGCCAGTAGGAGCTTGTAGAGCACCACCGGGAGCTGCTGCGGGCTATACAGCCACACCACGCCACACAGGGCCACGATAGCGACCAGGCAGTACACAATCTGGAACCTGGTTGTGCTCAAAAGCCCGTCCAGGCTCTTGGTCACAAGCGGCAGCAGGGAGCCCTGGAAGAGACTTGCAGCCTTTTCCTTGATCCCGCCGATGCCCTTGGCGACAAGGCCCTGGAAAAAATTCAATGCATTCTTGAACATAAAAAAGCCCTCCTAGAGCTGGTGATACTCTTGGAGGGCCTTGTGGGATAAGACGAAATGTTTCGGGGTGAAAGGATCTTCTTCTGGATATCGCTTACTTCGTTTCAGGGTGATCGACAAGAGGGTCCTTCGATCTGATCGGCAAGGGCAACTGCCTTGCCCCCGTCGTCGCGCTGGACACGATATACACATAGCGGTCCGTGACGCCGCATTGCTCCGCTATCTCGGCCTTTGTCAGTCCTTCGGCAAGCAGCTGCAACACCTTGGCCTTGCAGTGTTCGCGGCGGCCGTTCGGGACCACAATATCTTCCCCAGGATAGGCCACGCAAAGCGCCTCCATCCCATCCACGCCGACCAGCTTGGCCAGCCAGTGGCCCGGGCTCGCCTGGCGAGGGACATAGAACTTGATGCCGCCCTTGCCCCTGGTCAGCACCAGGGCCATGTCGTCACCGAGAATACTCACGAGCTCGGGATAGCTGACCCACATTATTGCACCCTCCGCCCGTGCTTGTGGGCGTCCCGGATCAGAGCCACGATCACGCCGCGCAGCTCCATGGCAGAGGCATCCTCGAAGCTCTTCACCTTGCCGCCGGTCTGGCGTTTCAAGATGGCCATGGCATAACCCCATGGGACGTCCGTACCCTCGACGCGGCCCTTCTCTGATAGCAGCGCCTCGATCTTGCGGATCTGCGCATCAACGTCATAGGGATCTGCGCTTTTGCGGCGCGGCGTCGGCTGGAAGCCCAAGCGCTGAAGGTGCAGAAGCAGATCGTTCAGGCCGGTCATATCCAGATCCTTGCTCGAATCCACGCCGAAGCGCTCCGACAGGATACCCCTGTAGATTTCATCATCCAGCCCCAGGCGCTGCTTGGCGATATGCACCTTGGCCAGCATCGCCTTCTGGTTCTCGCGCTGCAGCCCGCCGCGTTTACGGGGCGCGACCTTGGCCGGGTCCTGTTTACGGGCCGGGGCCTTGGCCAGCGTCGCTGGATCCACGGGCTTTCCGGTGAAAATCGATAGAACGGTCATCTTGACTCCTCGGCTGCTCATCAGGCCCGGGCCGCCACGCCCGGACGACCTCCCGCAGGAGGTTTCGCTTATCGTCTGCTTGCCGTCCCGTATTCCTCAAGAGGCATGTCCAAACCCTTGCGGACGACTGCCCAGCATTCCGGGCAGCGCCTCCAGTAGCCAGCAGGCATCGGCTGACCGCAATCTGCGCAGCGCTTCCCGGTGGACTGCCTGGAGCGCCAGGAGGTCCGCTCAGGGCGGGGCGTTCGCTTCAGCTTGGCGGCGGACCTGGCGTTTGATTTCTCCGCCATAACCTCGGCCCGGACCATCTCAACCCACGCCATGGTGGGCTCAAATTCGATTCCCCACACCTTCAACATGGTTGTGCGGATAACCACGGCCTTGCACCTGCCCTCAGCGGGAAACCTGATCATGTACATGGCAGAGAGCGCTGTTTTATTGGACTGCACATAAGGCATCCGCATGCCCCGAGGGCCGCGCAACCTGCCTTCAATGCTCAGTTCGTATTCCGGGTTCTCCGGGAGCACCTTCCAGCTCATGGCCTTTCCTCCCTCGCGACAATGTCATCCACGGCGACGTACCGCGTTCCACCGTAAACCGTCACAGGCACCATCCATCGGCCGTCATGGGCCAGGATGAAAGGCCCAACCGTAAACCCGCCCTCGACCCGGGCGCGCCCTTCATCCTCGATTCGCACGCTGATCCTTGACCCCCTTCGAAGGCTTGGGCGCGGTGCCGGAGCGCCCACTGTTCCCAGCGCAGCCGAAGCGACCAGGTGGGCGAGGCCGTCACGATCCAGAAAGAGCGCTTCACCCTCGGGGCCATCATGCCAGCGACGGTCGACACGGACACGGAAAAGGCCCTCGGGGCCGCCGTGGATCTCCGCCGGGGACAGTTCAAAGCGGGTTCGCTTCGTGCCCATCCTGACACTAAAGCCGCCTGTAAAAATGCGATTATCCATGCTTCACCCCGGCGCATGCTCTCTCTAAGGCGTCCAGCTCCCCGGCGGTGACGTAGCGCGATTCTGAAGCCTCGTGGACTTCCAGGATCTGATCAGTGTCCTTGATGGGGCCAACGATTGCAGCCCAAAAGTCTTTCTTCATCAGCTCCCACCAGGCAGCGACCGGCGCGCACGTCGCTTCCAGCGCCTTGCGGGAGTCCAGCAGCTCCTTGTTTTGCGTCGTCAGGATCTGCCGGTGGCGCTCGCTTTCGGCCAGCTCGGATCCAATGCCACGAAGCTGCTCTTCCTGGATCGACAATGTGCCCAGGGCTGACCGAAGATATGCGTCCTGCTCTTCAAGACGGTCTGCAATAGCCTGCAGTACCCGATGGCTGAGCGTCTGGTTGTTGGCGCGGATCAGGTTGACCATCTGTTCTGTTGTCATTTGTTTTTATCCTCCAATATCCACGCGAGGCAGAGGAATATGCCTACGTTTACGTCTGACGTGGCGAGCCAATAAGCGTCTGGATCTCCTGTCAGTAAATGAAAAACAGTCAGCGCCAAGCAAATGCAGTACGACGTAAAGTAATTCACCTTGCCTCCACGCGTGCGCACGACTCAGGAAAAACTGTCTTTCCGTTTACCCACACTCTTGGGCAGCCACCGCACATATATCTTCCTCCGGTATGAGCTCCAGGCTCCGTGTGCGCCTCGTATGTCACATTTACATACTTCGATATGTGATCCCGGAAGAACTCCATGGATTCATTTCCGACTGTATCAAAAGCGAGGGCATAGGTTCTGCCACAACACGAAACCTTTGCAAGGTGGACGACCCTCCATATAACGCTCATTTTTCCTCCCTCTGTATCCCAAGCCGTTCCCGCCACCCCTTAATCCCTTCGGACAGGGGCACGATGGGCTTGGCGTCATGCTCCGGATCCCGGAGGCGCTGCTGCGGCTCCTGGGGCCTGAATTTCGCTTCGTTTTCCCTCTTCAAGTTGCCTTGGTGCCAATCCTTCTCTGCGATCTCGTAAACAACCGCCCTGAGATAGTTGTGGCCGTCGAGCGGCCGTTCCAGCTTGCCTTGGGCGTCCCGATCCAGCATCGTCTGGATGCCCTGAGCCCAGAATTCCGGGCGGCTCGGAACCACGCGCTGGCCCTTCCAGCTCATGTCCTTTTCGGCCACCAGGTCGCTCAGCTCCGCCACGATCCGGCCCACGCGCTCCCAAGTCAGAACCCTAGGGGATGCGGGCTTGCGGAACATGCCAAGATAAGCCCAGCAGAGGCGTGGTAGGTCGCCGGGCAGCTTGCCGACGGCCACCACGGCCCGCTTGGCGTCGTCGTCCACCAGGAAGGATTCCAGGGGGCCATAGCCCCCGCAGACGGGGCAGGTGGCTTTCATGCTTCCACCAACTCGATGGACTTGAAGGTCTTTTCGTAGTGAGTGCGGACGGCGCGGACTGATGGGAAGTACGAATAAAAACACACGAATTTTTTATCCATATCCCCGAGATACTTCTTTGCTTCACGCTTTCCGAAGCGCTTTGCGAACTTCGCGGCGCCATCCCGCTCTTTTTTTGACCAGAGATAGCGTTCGTGACGCCTCATGTAAGCCTGTTCCGGGCAGGGTTTCGTGACATCAAGCCACGCACCTTTCGCCCAGCCATCAACGAACACCAGGATGACCATCTTCATTTTGTCAGTACGGACTGCCAGTTCCACGTCCCTGCCATCCACACGCAGGGACATCTTGGCACCTGGAAAGCACAGTCTATCTTCAACCTTCTTCCAATCTTCGCGATTCATTCTGCCCGCTCCACCGTGAGAATTGCTGCATCGTCGAGAAGGGCAAAGGCCTCTTCGTCGTGTTCGGTCTCTTCGACGCCCATGACCAAATGCTGAACGTACCTGGTCAATTCGTCTCCAGAAACGGCTTCAAGCGTTGACACTTTGAGCAATACGGTTGTCACTTCATCCTCTCCTTGATTCGTTTCCATTCCCATGCGCAGTACCTCTTCCCGTCCGCAGCGGGCGGGAACACTGTCTTGCCGCACCAGCTGTCATCCTGCCCGTTTCGCAGCTTTCGCCTGTTCCACGTTGCGCAGAACTCCTTGCAGAAGGTACGGGGGACTTCGTCGATCGTTGGGGTACTTCCCCTGGTGATTGCTTCTGCTCCGCCCACTTAAAACCTCCTCGCTGATTCGATGGTGGCGACGAACCCCAACGGTTCGCCGCCACTCTTGATCCAGCCACCCGTCTCGTGGGTGCTACGGCGCGGTCACGGCCAGGAGGGACCGCCTGCGCTGCAGGTGTTGCCGAGGTGTATGTATCCCGACAGGGGCACCGCCTGCTGGCCCGATCGTGACGGCGAGAGACCTCGCCGCCACTCGGAGTCAACAGGCTAGACCGCGGCCTTCTGGATCTCTTCCTCCTTCACTTCGTACCAAAAGCTGTCCTTCTCGATGTTGCGGCAGCCCACCAGGGCCAGTCGCTCTTCGGGCCACGTCCGCAGGTGCTCCTTGTCCACATCCTCCTTGGTCCGGATCCCGGCAGCGAGGCCCAATTCCTTGAGCTTTCCAAGCACCTGCTTCCAGGTTGTCTTCGGCATGGTGCCCAGCTCTTTGGAGCGCCGGTAGCCGATCACGCCGTAGACCAAGTCAAGGCTGCGCTGCTTGGGGAACAGCTCGTCCTTGTTGTATTCGGCGAAGGCCAGCAGTCCGTTTTCCAGGGCGTCGAGGCGGCTCGCCAGGGGGGCTATCTTCTGCTCTGCCTCGGCCTTGGCACGGTCGATGTCGTCATTCAGGGCGGCGTTGATGGCCTCTTTCTGGCGCTTCAGCTGGCCGATTTCCGCCAGCACCTGGTTGGCCTGGGCGCGGTCTTTCACGGGGTAGAGATTCGTCGGTTTGTTTCTAGCCATTACATTGCCTCCTTCAGGGCCGGTAAATAGTGGGTTCGGTAATCCACCAAGTCGTCCACGGTCAGAACTTCCTCCGGACGAACAAGGCGGATTGATGTCAATTTTTCCAAGAGAAAGTAGACGGAAAAAGCGGCCACCTCCCTTAAATAATTTAACATGCTCACGTCCTTCGGATCGTCGTCAAAGACAAACACGACTCGCCCTCCACGGGGGTATTCTCCTTCGAAAACACAAAGAACGGCGGTCCGGCTTGTCTCAACTGCGTCAACCGCTTCGGACATATCGCCGTCTGCGGTGCACATCTTGTGATAGATCAGCATCGCTACATTGCCTCCTTGAACTCGTTGTCTTCGGCCAATTCGGCCACTTCCGCCTCTTCTGTTGCTGCCTGCGTTGCGATCTGCGGAACAACAAAGCTCCGCTCCATCTCTTCCGCAGTGTCCGCAGCGGCGGCCAAGTTGGAGCGCACAATGCGGATCAGCGCCGCCTGTTCGTTACTCACCTGGTGCATCAGAGTTCCCAGGGCCGCCGCGTTGTTTCTGATTTCGTTACTGACCATTGTTCCCTCCGTGGGGGCATTCGCCACGGCAGGCCCGGAACAGCCTGACCGCAAGCGGGTTGATTGATGAAAAAGGTTGATCCTGATTTTGACGACAGCGCTCGGCGCTGATGTGGCCAAGGACAGGGCACTCGACGCCGCCCAGGACGGCCTCCACGCGGGCCTGGATGAAGTCCAGGCGGGCGTGATGGGCATTGCGAATCGCCAGCGACACTAGGGCCGGAGAAACCCCAAGGGAGGCGGCCACGGTGCGCATGCTGGACCTGTCGCAGGCCTCGGCAAGCGTCACGACCCACTCCGGCAGGTACATGGGCAGGACTTCACCCCAGCCCGAAAGGGCCAATTTCATTGCGCTTGGCCGTTTCACAGGTCGTCCCTGCCTTCCGGGTCAGCGGCGTAAACAACCTTGTCCGTGTTCGGGTCGAAGAGCTGCTTTACGCGCAGGATCTGCGGGGCCTTGCACCCGGTGAATCGGGCGCGAATGAAGCGGAACCGCTCCCCGGACTGCACCAGGTAGCCGCCACGGGCCAGCCAACCGCAATAAGTCTTGGCCTCGGAGTGGGCGACGGCAGCGCCGGGGATGCTGGCCGCGTGCACGAGCTCCCTGGGGGAGAATTCGCCAAGGATCTGCATGG